AGAAACTATAAAGTATAATATAGAGTAAAATAAAAGATTAAATTTGCAATATGGCAGACAAAGTACAGGGCAATAACATAATGTTGTATTATTTTGAACCACCTTCGGTTACATATCCAGCAGGTAGAGATATTCCGTTTTCGTGTTCAACAAATTGCACATTTAGTGTAAGTGTTGACCAAAAAGAAGTAACAAGCCAAACGAGTGCTTGGTATAGAGAATACAAGAATGATACTGCAACTTGGAGTGTAACTTGTGATGGTCTTATAACTTTGGATGGTTATGGCTATTTATTCTTACTTGAGCAACAACAAGATAGGACTACAATTTTAGTAAAGTTTGTTATTGATAACGGAGTTGATGGGTTGGTAGTTATTAGTGGGGATTGTAATTTAACAAGTTTACAAATTAACGCACCTTATAAAGACATAGCAACGTATAGTGTATCGTTACAAGGTACAGGTGCTTATGCTACAACAGGAACGGAAATCAATCCTGAAGGGGTTGTAATTGTTGCTGGAGGTGCGGTTTACACAAAGGGAACAACGGCAGCAGGTGGCGAAACTACTATTACTTATGGCGATATGATAGGCAAGGCTTGTCTTTATGTTTCTCGTGGTGGTATAGATGTTCAGGATATTTTAACAACAGGAACGGCAGTGGATGAGCAAGTCAAGTGGAATAGTACGACAGGGGTATTGACATTTGGAAGGGTATTAGAAAGTGGGGAGTTTATTAGGGCATTATTTCAATAATTTAGTTATAAATTAATATAAGATGGCAAATCAAATAGTTGTTTCAGCAGGTGCTAAAGTTAGGAATTTAAGTGGGGTTTTAACAGGAACAACAGGAGTAGTTAATTCCTTACCTATAAACGCTGCTAATGGTATTCCGCAACTTGATGTCAATGGTAAGATTTTAGTTAGTCAGTTACCTAATAGTGTTATGGAATATAAAGGAGTTTGGAACGCTGCTACTAACACACCAACCCTTGTAAATGGTACAGGAAATCAAGGGGATGTTTACTTATGTAATGTGGCAGGTACAGTTGACTTCGGTGCTGGTGCGATTGCTTTTGTAGTAGGAGACCAAGTTATTTATAGCGGTTCTATTTGGCAAAGGGCTTCAGGAGCAACAGGAACAGTTACTAGTGTAGCGGTTACTGAAAGCGGAGATAGTTTAAATATCACAGGCTCACCAATTACTACAAGCGGTACGATTAACATAGGTTTCAACGGAACTAATTTACAATATGTAAACGGAGCAGGAAACTTGACAACCTTCCCTACTTTAATCACTTCCATAGGTTTATCTATGCCGAGTGCTTTTAGTGTCGCAAATAGCCCCTTAACGGCTAATGGAACGATTGCAGTAACAGGAGCAGGTGTTGCTTCACAATATATAAGGGGAGATGGTACTTTAGCAGATTTTCCTTCAAGTGGCGGTGGCGGTTCTTCGGTTTCGTATTATCTTAACGGAGGAACAAATCAAGGCACTATCGGTGGTACTACTTATTATGAAATGAGTAAAACTGCGGTGATAGGAACAGGGGTTGATTTCGCTAAATCAGGGGATGGTTTTATAGTAGCTTTCTTAACGGATGCTAACGACCCTGCACAATTAAATATTCCAGCAGGAAATTGGAACTATGAGATTTATGCACAAATGAGTGCTAATGGCGGTACTCCGCAGATGTACGCAGAACTTTACAAGTACGATGGAACGACTTTTACTTTGATTTCTACAAGTAGCAATGAGATTATATACGATGGTACTGCTTTGAATTTGTACACTTTTGCGATGGCAGTTCCTGCTACAAGTTTAACTTTAACGGATAGGTTAGCGGTTAAATTATACGCTACAAATAGCGGTGGTAAGACTACAACTATTCATACTCAAGATGGTCATTTGTGTCAAATTATAACAACATTTAGTACAGGTATTACTGCATTGAATGGTTTGACTGCTCAAGTGCAATATTTTCAAACAGGAACGAGTGGAACGGATTTCAATATTTCAAGTACAACTGCTACGCATACTTTTAACATTCCTGATGCGAGTGCAAGTGCAAGGGGATTAATTACAACAGGAACTCAAACGATAGCAGGAACAAAGACTTTTAATGATGCTACTAAAAATAACGGAGGTATATTCTTACAAAATGCTTCAAGTAACTCTTTAGCAGGGTATATGAATTTAGGTGGATTGACTAATGGAGTTAAGTTCACAAGTGGTGGTGGTATTAGTAACACTTTTACTTTGCCATCTGCAACAGGATATACTTTTACTTTTCCTAATGCAACAGGAACTTTAGCTTTAACAAGCGATATTTCTTATCCTGTTACTTCGGTATTCGGTAGAACAGGAGCAGTAGTTGCAACGAGTGGTGATTATACAACCGCACAAGTTACTGAAAGTGGTAATCTTTACTTTACGGATTCAAGGGCAAGATTAGCTTTATCATTCGTTGCAGGTAGTGGTGCTTATAATTCAACGACAGGGGTAATAACAATACCAACTGACAATAGTCAAATAGCAAATGGTGCAGGATATATTACAAGTTCTGCATTAAGTGGCTATGTTACTTTAGCAGGTACGCAAACAATCACAGGAGCAAAAACATTTTCTACTTTTACAAAGTTTGATGGTGGGGTAATATTAAAAAATAATGTTTCAGCAAGTTTAGCAGGTTATGTTGGACTTTCTGCTTATTCAGCTTCGGGAAATAAGGGGATAAATATTGACTTTGATACATATTCAAATAGTTTTTATTTTAGTGGAACTTTACCTTATCAATACACATTCCCTGCTGCAAGTGGTACAATAGCATTAGTAGGTGGTAGTGGTGTAGGTACAGTTACAAGCGTAGCTGCTTTAACAATAGGAACGAGTGGAACGGATTTAAGTTCAACAGTTGCAACAAGTACAACAACTCCTGTAATTACTTTAAATGTACCTACTGCAAGTGCAGCGAATAGAGGTGCATTATCAAGTGCGGATTGGAGTACATTTAATTCAAAGCAGGGAACAATAACATTAACGACCACAGGAACAAGTGGTGCAGCGACCTTTAGTTCAAACACTTTAAATATTCCACAATATCAAGGGGTGCTTACTAATCCTGTAACAGGAACAGGAACTACCAACTACCTACCTAAATTTACAGGTGCAAGTACAATAGGGAATAGTTTAATACAAGATGATGGGAGTACAATAGGATTAGGTATTGCACCAATAGCGGGAGCAAAAGCGTATGTTTATGGTACATTAGCAGTTAGAAGTGGATATGGAGTACAATGGGGGACAAATGGATATAATTTAATTTATGGCGACCAAACTGCAAATGAATTATATCTTTATACTAATAATGTTCAAAGATTATTAATAGCCTCAACAGGAGCTGCTACATTCTCTAGTAGTGTTACTAACACAAGCGGAATGCTTTTAAATGTTGGTGCAACAGGTACTAATGCTAATATGAATTATACGACATTTACTAATGGAGTTTATTCTGCATTAAATAGTGCTACTCCAAGTGAAGGTGTTGGAATGTGGTCGGATAATTTAGGGAATGGAATGATTGGTGCTTTATATAATAATACTGCATCTTCATTAAATTTAGTTGTAAGAGCATCAAGTAGTGTAAGTGGATTAGTAGCATTAAAATTATCAGGAACAGGCGCAGCTACATTCTCTGCAAATATTGCTTCAAGTGCATATACTAATGGTACTTTAATAGTAACAGGTGGAGTTGGAATAAGTGGTCAAATTTTTACTAATAATACTATTAATACAACTGATGGTTTTTATTCAGGTAAAGCAGGTTCGGATAGTATAGGAAGTGGTGCATATATGCAATTTTCAAATATTGGATATATTCAAGCTAATGCAAGTAGTGGGTTAGATTTTTGGACTTTACCAACAGGTGGTGGTGGTTGGGAAAAAAGAATGAGATTAACAAATGGCGGTAATTTCTTAATAGGAACTACTACTGATTCAGGCTACAAGCTAGATGTTAATGGTACAGGAAGGTTTAGTGGTAGATTACAATTAAACTCATCTACTTACGCAGTATTAGATATGTATGGAGCAAGTGGATATGGTAATCAAATTAGATTTGGAGATGGTACAACATTAAAGGCAGCAATTAGACAAAATTATAATATAGGAGAAGGATTAGAATTTTATTCAGGTGGTATTGCATTAGCAAATTTAGCCTTATACATAAATCCTTCAGGTAATATATCAATAGGAAATACTAATAATACTTATAAACTTGATGTTAATGGTACAGGAAGGTTTAGTGGGAATGTTGGTATAGGAGGAGCAAGTCTTACTTCATTATGGCAAGGTCAATTTTTACAAGTTTCGTCAGACTTAATATTAGGCAGATTAACTGTTAATGGATATTCATATTGGGGACATAATGTAGCATTTAATGGTTCTGCATTTAAGTCTATAAATGGTGGAAGCGGAGCATTAATTGGATTAAGTGGAGCAGGTGGATTTAATATTGATTTTGCTAGTGGTGCAGCTGCCGCAGGTGATACTTATCCAACTTACGCAACTAAATTTGCTTTAACAAATGCAGGAGCAGCTACATTTGCTTCATCCGTTACCGCAACATCATTCTTTGAAAGTTCTTCAATTAAGGGTAAAGACATTATAGCTACTAACCCATTACTTGCATTAGACATTGATGTAATAAAATATACAAGGAAAAGTGATGAAAGTAAAGATATTAGATATGGTTATTCAGCAGAGCAAATACATTCATTAATGCCTGAACTTACGGATAAGGATGTAACTGCGGTAAAATATTTAGATGTGCATACGATTTTAATATCTCAACTTCAAAAAGAGATTAAAGAATTAAAAGCTAAAATGAATTAATATGGCAGATACTTGGACAGGTAACGCATACAATCAATGTGTAAGTTTTAAGGCATTAAAAGATGGAATTACTACAGGTGGGTTTGCAGGTAATTCTTATTCAGCATTGCCTGATACAAGGGAATTAGTAACTGTTGCAGATACGAACACATACATTATTGGAATATTTGCTGAAGATGGAGAATCTAGTATATACCCAACTTTTAGTGCATATTCTAGCGGAATGGTATTAACAAAATACGATTTAAGTTGTTCCAAGATATTTAGCACATCGGAAACAACAAGTTCTAATTGTGGTGGTACAGGGGAGCAATTTTTATTTGTTCCTTATATAAATACTACAACTGACCCTTGGCAAACAGGTGCTCAACTTTATAGTAATCGTGCTTGTACTACTGCTAAAACATTTGCAGGAACAAGATGGATATATTATTACGGAAATGCAACATCTTATGAAGTAAGTGCAGCAGGTACATTAACAGGAAATACTTTTGCGTGTTAAAAATATAAAATAAAATAAAATGAAAACAATCTCTCCTATCCAAAGTTGGATAAACGGAAAATCAGTAACGGCAACAATCTTTAATATGTATGTAATCGGTGGGGTGCTAGGTTCATCTGCATCGTTTTACTATTCATTATTAGATAGTGATTTAGCTAATGTAGCACAAGGTAATTTAACAATGAGTGGGGATGCTTACACTGCTTGGGGTAATGATGATGAGTATGCTTGGGATTGGGCTGCATCTAGCGACCAACTTAATCTTACAATCATTGGGGATTATGTTCCACCTGTGCCTGAAGTAGTTGCTGAAGTAACCGAATAGTAAAATATGATTAATTTTAAGAATGGTTTGTCAATAAGTGGCAATCCTAAAATAGTTAAAACGGAATTTGGTGTTAAAATAACCAATGATTATGGATTAAGTATAGAATTGTCAAATTATATATGGAACTTTTTTAATTAAAACAAATAGTATTTAATCTTATATTTGTAAAAAATCAATCAAATGAAATATCAACAACTCAACACCCTAGTCGCATCAATTAATGCGGTTATCGGTTCACAGGAAACAAAAGTTCAAAAAAAATTATTCCGTTTGTATGAAAAAGTCAAATCCCACCACGAAAGCTATCAAGCCCAAGTTGAAGAACTCCGCCTTGATAACGCATCAACCGATGATAAAGACATTTTATTATTGGATGAAAAAGGTGGTTACAAGTTTACTAAAGAAAGTATCAAAAAACTAACTGCTCAAGTTAAAGAACTAGGAGAAAAGGAGTTTGAGTTTAAGCCTATTGAAGTGGTTAATTCTTCAGGACTTAAAGAATTTACATTCCTTCAAGATTGGACAACAGGTATCGCATTTATAACAGAAGAAGAAGAGGAATTGTAATGAACACAACTTTATTTATTATTGGTCAAGCCATCATTATTATTGCTGGATTAATCGGAATCTATGTTAAGATAAGTCTTAAACTAAAAGAATTAGAAATTCGTGTTAGTATGGTGGAAAAACAAGATGACCAAATCTATAAAAAGCTAGACCATATCCTTGACCAAATAAATAAACTTTCTATTGCATTGCAAAACAAACAAGACCGATGAGGGACATAATTACTGCCATATTAATAATAGCGGTTTTAGTGTTGGTTCTTGAGCCAAAGAAAGAAACAAAGCCGATAGTAATAACGAAGTACGATACTATTGTAGAGGTTAAAAACATAGTAAAATATAAGAGGGGTGAAAGCATCCCTTTTGTAGTTTTAGACACAATCGTTAAAATAGATGAGGTTCACGATACTATACGCATAATATCCGATTATAACCGAGTATATGCGTATTATGACACTTTAAAGCTGGATTCTGCACAATATGTTTATGTAAGCGACACCATCAGCCAAAACAAGATATTAGGAAGGGGATATGGAGGACATTTCGTAGAGAAAACCATAAGAATAGAAACCACGAAGATACTACCACCTAAATTTGCGGTTTATTGGGGTGTTTTAGGCGATTATAGGGAGTTTGACAAGAAAGTAGGGTTTGGGTTCGGTTTAGCGTTTAAGATGCCTAAAAATGGCTTATTTACATTAGGTGCTACAACCAACCAATATTCGGTGGGAATTTACAAAAAGTTATAATATGATACCAATTAAATTTAAGGAATTTGCATCCAACCCTGTCGTGGGTACTTTGTTTGTTGTTTTAGTAGCCATTGGCTATTTATATGTTGATGTGCGTTCTACCTTTCAAGGTCAGGCTAAAAATCAAGATGTAAAGATTGAGAAACTAGAAACTAGGTTGGATGTTGTTACAAATGCTTTACGCAAATGTGATTCAAGTTTAGCAGCCGCAAGTACCAAACTTTCTACTTTGGAGCAATTAGGTAAAATTCAAAAGATAAACTAATGAAATATTTATTTATTTTATTCTTATTTGGTTGTGGGGTATCTGCTCAAAAGATTGACAAGGATATTGAATTTGAGGAATTAATGAAGCAAGTAAATGCAACTAATGTAAAATCTGCAACAGTTCTAGCAAAGGCAACTAAAAAGGAAAAGCAATTAG